GAAATGCGTTATGGCTGATGACGTGACCATCGAAGGATTGCAGGAGCTAACGCGACTGTTCCGGGAGATGGAAACGAACAGCGGCCGCAGGATAGTCAAGGCTGCACTCCGTGCGGCGGTGAATGAAGTCGGCAAAGAGTTTCGGCGGCAATTGTCGCCACGTGTCAAGCAAGCCCGAAAGGGCATCAGGCACATTGTTAAGGGCTCAAAGCGGGTTACCGCAAAGGTCGGCGTACACGTCGGCAGGGGCAGAGACAAGCAGCCACGACATGGACCATCAGCCCCAAACAGGGGCATCGGTATTGGTGCCCGAAACGTTCACTGGTGGATCAATGGCAGCAGTACAAGACGACGCAAAGACGGGGCGTACACGGGGGCAATGACAGCACAGCAGCCCGGGCTTGCATCGCAAGCGTTTCGGGCTGTTTCTGGCAAACTGCCAGCACTCATGCAGGCACGGGCAGACAAACAACTCCAGAAAGAAATCGCCCGCAACGGGCGCTAAATGAAAGGGCCGAGCAATGGCAAAAGTCGCAGTCAAAGGGACGGTCATTAAGCAGGAAATCTCATCCGTGCTGACTGCCGTTGCACAGATCACAGAATTCAGCAGCAGCGGTGCGGAGTCGGAAACATTCGACGCCACCACGATTGATACAAGCGGTGCAGGGAAGGAGTACGAGCCGACCGGCTACAGCGAGGGCGGCAGTTTTGACTTCTCCATTTTCTATGACCCGGGGCTTGCTGGGCATCAGGCAATCACTGACCTCGTTACAACTCCGGCCGCCTGCAATTGGGACTGCACTTTCGCAGACACCACCAATTGCACTTTCACATCTGCCGGTGTTGGTTTCAGCTTCACGGGCGCGATGAATGACGGTCTGAAAGCAGACGTTTCGCTCAAGCTTGACCAGTTGTTTGCCTACTCAACCTGATTGGCTGACCAATGCAGATTCGGTTGATACGTGATGATCTCGGCGTTGCCGCCAGTGCTCCTGATTCTGAACAGATGACGGAGCAAAGCGGCAGACGTTTCTGGTTGCGTGGTGCAATTATTGACGTGCCAGAACGGGCAGCCGTGCTGCTCGTTGGCAATGGCGATGCAGAGCCTGCAGACGATGAGGCAGAGCGAGCGTGCAAGGGCTGGCAAAACAACCGGCAGCAGGTGCTGCTGAGCCGGGAAATGCTGGCGAAAGGAATTGAGCCCGAAGACCGCGAGGCATATCGGGCTGGTGAGTTTGAGGGGTACGACGAAAACGGAAACAAGATCGGGGGATCTGATGACGAGGACAGTAATTGACCGGGCGTGGTTTCTGAATGCACTGAAGGACCAGCCACGCGAGGACGTGCCGTTGCCTGAACTGGGCGAAGGTTACGTGGTGCCAGTGTGGGGCATGACCGCAGGCGAGCGGACGCGGTTTGAGCGGAGCTTTACCAATAAATCCGGGGCAACAGTCGACGCACGCATTCAGGAGTTCCGGGAGCGTCTGGTTGTGGCGTGCTGCCGCGACGACAGCGGGCAGCCAATCTTCACGTCTGAAGATATTGCCACATTGGCAACCAAGCGTGCAGACGTGCTGGAACGCATTGTCAACGTGGCTCAGCGGTTGTCTGGAATGTCGAAGACCGACATCGAAGAAACGGTGGGAAACTAAAACGCGACCCCGCACGGCTACTGGCTGCAAGGCTGGCGGCGGTGCTGGGGTTTACGGACCCGGAAGCGATGCTGGACACGATGACGCCTGAGCAGTGGCAACACTGGCAGGCTGTTGATTGCGTCGAGCCAATCGGCAACCGGGGGTGTGAGATTATTCTCGCACGCATTGGGGAACTGCTGGCGGGTTTTGTCGGTGCTGAAATGAGGGCGTCAGATTTCGCTCCGTGGCTGGCACCATCAAACGGCGGCAAACTGACGCCGAAACAATCGGCAGCGGCAATCGGGCAACACTTGCAGGCGATAGCGAGGCGATAACATGGCAAGCGCGAACAGCCTGGTCGTTAACCTGACGGCGAAAACCTCAGCGTTTGAGCGTGGCATTGCACGGGCACGGCGACGCATCGCCGCGTTTGCCACGTATGCAAAACGCACATTGACTGGCATCGGCCGCACGCTGATGAATCCGGCAACAGTGCTGGGCGGATTTGCTGCAGGTGCTGGCATTGGCGGCATGATAAAACTTGCGGCAGACGTGGAAACGCTGAATGTTCAATTCAAGGTGCTAACGGGCTCCGCAGATGACGCAGCACGCGTGATGGCAGACGTTCAGAAGTTCGCAGCAGAAACACCGTTTCAGCAGATGGATATTGCAGACGCTGCACGAATGCTGATTAGTTTTGGCGCGGGAGCAAACACCGTTGTCGATGAATTGCGAATGCTCGGAGACCTTGCCGCAGGAACTGGGCAGCCATTGGGGCAACTGGCGGAAATCTACGGCAAGGCCAGAGTGCAGGGCAGGTTGTTTGGTGAAGACATCAACCAATTGACCGGGCGGGGCATTCCGGTGATTCAGGCATTGGCACAGCAATTTGGCGTTGCTGAATCGCAGGTTAAAAAGTTAGTGGAGCAAGGGCGGGTTGGGTTCCCGGAATTACAGGCGGCATTGCAAAGCATGACCGGCCCGGGCGGAAAATTCAACGGGCTGATGAAAGAACTCAGCACAACAACAGCGGGCAAGTTCAGTACATTGATTGACAACCTCAAGCAGGTTGGAATTATCATCGGGGAAGCAATCCTGCCTGCCGCAAATATCGTGATTGATACGCTGCTATCGTGGGGCGATGAGATCAAGGTGTTTGGCAAGGTTTCTGGCGTGGTGCTGGGCAATTTTGGCCAGACATTCGCGGTAGCATTCGAGACTGCCAAGGGCTACGCATCAGCGACGTTTTCATTCATCATCGACAGTGCAGCGGTGATGGTGCAAAACGTGGCGATCAGTATCAGCAATGTTTTCGGAGAACTGCAGGCGTATCTGCAAAACATCGGCGAGCAGGCAGCAGTTGCACTCGGGCTGGCAGATCAGGCGTTGAATATTCAGGCTGCACCGGGGCAGGCACTGCTGCAGATGCCAGAATTCAAAGCACCAGAACTCGGGCCAATCGCCAAAGACTTTGCAGCCAAAATTGAAAAGGCGATCACACCGCCGGAAATGCCTGCGCTGGACATGGAGGCCATTGACGCGGCGTTGTCAGTTGGCGACGTGCGGCGGGGTGAATCGCAGGCAATGCAGACGAAGGCAACAGGAGCCCTGCAGCGTGGCAGTGCTGAGGCATACTCGGCAATCGTGCAAGCGATGATGGGAAGCGGCGACCCGACAGTATCGGCCATCCAGAAGATGCAAAAGGCCATCGTTGACCAGTTGAAGAAAAACGTGCCCAAGGCACAGCAGGTTGATCTAGTGGGAGACCTGACGGCATGACGGTAACATTCTTGGGCGAGGACGCAGGCGGGCGAACAGCCGAGAACAACCTTGGCACGCGAACCTACACGCGGGTATTCAAACTAAAGTCTGACAGCAAAAGCGACGGCGCGTACACGGTCGGCAGCAATGCTAGTCTGCCCACAATCGGCAGCACGCATCCAGACGATGCCTCAGCATGGTGCAGGCGTTTGCGCGTGGAGAATACCGACCCGTTTGCAGGCTGGACGGTCACCGCGGAATACAGCAGCGAGGTAGAGCTTGCCACCAATCCAACACTACAGCCGGCAGAGATTACGTGGGACTCTGAGCAGTTTCAAAAGCCGGTGCTGTACGACAAAAACGGCGACGCAGTTTGCAACAGTGCGGGCGGGCTCTTTGACCCACCGGCAATGATGGACGATTCGCGGCGAGTGGTGACCGTACAGAAAAACCTGAGCGCCGTGCCTGCCTGGATTCTTGACTATCAAGACGCGGTAAACAGCGACGTGTTTTCTGTGGACGGGGTGAACATCGCCATTGGCACAGCCAAAATGCAACGGGTGAGCGTAGGCATTCAGGAGACACGCAACGGTGTTACATTTCGCCCGGTGTCGTTTACGATGCACCTGCAGCGTGATGGCTGGGCAATGGAGCTGCTTGATTCCGGGTTCATGATTAAAGACCCCAGCGACAGCACAAAGCGTGTGGCGGCATATATCGACGATGGTACAGAGCCCACCACCGCATCAATGCTGGACGGCAGCGGCGGCATTCTATCCAACCCGACACCAGCCAACGCCGTGTTCCTGTCGTTCGACGTGTACAAAACCCGAACCTTTAGCAGTCTGCCACTATCATGAGCGGCTACATCCTCAGCGGCGAAGCACTCGCGCAACTGCGGCAGGTGGTGCGGCAGGTGCTCGGCGAGTATCGCAACCCGGGCAGCGAGCGTGGGCGGTGGCGTGGTGGGCAGCGGCAACTGACAGGCAAGCTAGACGGCGACCTCGACGCGGCGACATCGTTTGCGGACAGCCCGGGCACGGCAACATTAAGCGTATGGCAAAAGAACTCAAGCGGCGATTACGAGGACTCCGGGCGAAACGTTGAAGTGGTAAACCGCTTCGAAAATCTGAACTTCAAGTCCGGGCAAATCATGCGCGTAGGCTGGATTGATGGCGAGTGGCAACCGACAGCGGCAGACTGTGAATAGGGGCGGCACATGACAATGCTGGGCAGGTGCTGTTTGTGTGAGCCACCGATTCCA